GGGCAGTCGTATCGGATGATCCGACAGCCATGGACAAAGTAAAATTGTTTTTTGAGATGTTCTCGCAGCTTCCAAGTTGGTTTACAAATTTATGGATTCTTGTCGTGGCGAGCATCTATGGCATTAAGGGAACGCAAATTTTTAGAGGTGGGATGAATAAAGATAAGAAATGATAACTTGGTTTGTAAAAAAAATATATAATTATTCAACTGCTTTGACTTCATGGTCATGGACTTGGCTTTATGGTAAACGTAAAACAAATAAACCTGATTATTCTAAAATGACTAAAGGAGATTTAAGAAAACTTCAAGCTCAAGGTAAAATAAAAAGTATTTACTTTCCATATAAATAATATATAGATTCTTAATGAGTCTTAGAGCAACAATCTTACAAGCATTAGAAGACAGATACAATGCACAAATATCTGAAGCCGATGCAACTATTCAAATATATTTAGAAAAACCTGTAGCAATTGGAGAGCATCCTCAACACTTAGATGAAATAGATAAATTAATTGAAAAAATTGCAACAGCAGAAGAAAAATTAGAAGTATTAAAACAATTTCAATTATGATTTTAGATTATCACACTAAAGAACAAATTGTTAATGTGATAAATAAATCGATAAAAGATATAAAAGACCATCTTTGCTATGGGGTTGAAACGGAATCTCAGTTGATGTATGCTAGGGGCAGACTCAGCGCCTTAGAAACGCTGCTTCAGGATATTAAAAACCTGCAAAAGGAGGATAACGATGGTACAACTGATAAAACCTAAACTTACAGATTTCGGTGACGAAAAAAATAAGGAAGAGGTTAAATCACAGATTCCAACAGATCCCAAAGGCATCAAAGAATATCTTGAAATCATACCAAACCCAGTAGGATACCGTATGCTTGTTAGACCTTGGTCAGGACAAGCAAAAACAAAAGGCGGTGTTATCTTAGCAGATGAAACTCAAGACAAAATCCAAATGACAACTGTTGTTGGATTAGTTGTTAAACAGGGTGACCTTTGTTATCAAGATAAAGAAAAATTTCCTAAAGGTGCTTGGTGTAAAGAAGGAGAATTTGTTATTTATGGCAGATACTCTGGAAGTAGATTTCAAACTAAATTCGGTGAACACCGAATACTCAATGATGACGAGATCATAGGAACAATAGGTAAGCCAGAAGATATTCTCCATTTATTTTAAGTAAAGGAGAATAAACATGGCAGAAGTAAAAGACTATAGTGCGGAAGCACTTATGGCAAAAGAACATGAGGTAGAATTAGATACCGATAATGTTAAAGAAGAAAATGTTCAAGTAGAAGAAAAGCCAACAGAAGAAAAAGAAAAAGCACCTAACTTAAATGTTGGTGAAGTTGATTTAGGTTATACTGGACACGATAAACCAGAAGAAGATAAAACTGAAAAACCAGAAATAGAAGTTACAGAAGATAAAACTGAAACTCCTGTTGAAAAAAAAGTTGAATCTGAAACTGAAAAAGAAAAACCAAACCTTAATGAGTCGAGAAGAGATTATCAAAAAAGAATTGATAAACTAGTCTTTCAAAAAAAAGAAGCTGAAAGAAGAGAAAAAGCAGCTCTTGATTTTGCAGAAGGTATAAAAAAGAAATTTGACACAAGTGTTCAAAAATTAAATTCTACTGACGAACAGTATCTAAAAGAATTAGATGCAAGAGTGGATGCACAAAGAGAACAAGTCAAAGTAGCTCTTCAATCAGCTATCGAAAGCCAAGATGCTTCTAAAATTATGGAAGCTAACGATAGATTAACTCAATTAGCTGTAGAAAAAGAAAAAGCTAGATTAGAGATGGCTAATCGTGAAGAAAAAAAGAAAGCTGAAGAAGAAAAAAGTAAACAACAACAAAACGTACAAGCTGCACCTCAAACAGCGGAAACATCACAAACGGCACCACAAATTACACCTAGAGCCAAGAAATGGGCTGAGGAGAATACGTGGTTCGGGAATGATGAGGTCATGACCAATGCTGCCATTACTATACACAACAATATTTCTCAAGAGGGTATTGAAGTAGACAGTGATGAGTATTATAATGAAGTTAACTCAAGACTTAAAAGGTATTTTCCTGAGAGTTTTGATAACACTAATGACGAGCCAAAAAAAGAGACACCTAAACCCGTCCAAACGGTTGCCTCGGCTGGTCGTAGCCAACAAGGACGCAGAACTGTGAAACTCACAAAGTCACAGGTAGCGATTGCTAAAAGATTAAATGTGCCACTAGAGGAATATGCTAGATACGTGAAGGAGGATAAATAGATATGAGTACAATTAAGAGAACTTCACGGGAGTCGGAGAATAAAGCAACGAAAGAAGCTCCAAAAGCTTGGACTCCACCATCCAGTTTGGATGCACCACCCGCACCGAACGGTTACGCCCACAGATGGATACGTACTACCGTTCAAGGTTTTGAGGATACAGCTAATGTATCTAAAAAATTAAGGGAAGGATGGGATTTTGTTACAGTCGAACAAGTTCAAAACGAGATCGGCAATAATAAATATCCTTTCTATACCGAAGGCAAATACGAGGGGTGTATAGGAATTGGAGGCCTTGTGCTGGCAAGGATACCAGAGGAGATTTTGGTTTCACGTGCTGAGTATTTTAAAAAACTTACTCAAGACAGAATGAACGCGGTAGACAATGATCTTATGAAGGAACAGCACCCGGATATGCCTATCAATATTGATAGACAGTCCAGAGTGACCTTTGGTGGTAGTCGTAAAAAATAATATTTTTGCAATACCTACCGGGTTAAAAATAAACTGTTAACACAACGGAGAAAACAAATATGTCAAACGTAAGTGAAAAGTTTGGTCTTAGACCTTACAGAAAACTAGACGGAACACCTCTTGTTGGAGCCCAAAACAGATACACGATTGCTTCAGGCTATTCAGATGCGATTTTCCAAGGCGAAATGGTTGAACCATTAGGCACTGGAAATATCCAAAGACATGGCCCGAACACTTCGGACGCTGTTGTGGGTGTTTTTAACGGATGTTTTTACACAGACCCAACTACTCAAAAGCCAACTTACAGCAACTACTACCCAGGTGGTATTGCTGCTTCTGACATCACAGCATTTATTATTGATGATCCAGATGCAGTATTTTTAGTTGATGCTGATGAGGCTTTCACAAGAGCTGATCTGTACAAGAACTACTCTGTTACTAACACAACAGGTGTAACACAAACAGGAATATCAAAACAGCAACTAGATGTTAGTGTATCTGGTACTGCGCAAACTTTTGTCATTCAGGCAATCGACATTTCGCAAGACCCAGAAAACTCTGACACAGGTTCTGCTAATGCGAACATTCTTGTTAGAATCAACAACCACTTCTATAGAAGTGGAACAGGTATAGCGTAATAAAGGAGACATACTATGGCAATATCACGATCCCAACTAGTCAAAGAACTAGAGCCAGGTTTGAATGCTTTATTCGGCCTGGAATACAACAGATACGAGAATCAGCATGCTGAAATTTTCGTAACTGAAACATCTGACAGAGCTTTTGAAGAAGAAGTAATGTTAAGCGGTTTCGCTTCTGCACCAACTAAACAAGAGGGTGCTGGAGTTGTGTTTGATACAGCTGGTGAAACTTTCACTGCTAGATACAACCACGAAACAATCGCTTTAGCATTTTCGATCACTGAAGAAGCAATCGAAGATAACCTATATGACAGATTAGCTGCAAGATACACAAGAGCTCTTGCAAGATCTATGTCAAATACGAAGCAAGTTAAAGCTGCTAACGTACTTAACCAAGCACAGTTTACTGCTGTGACTGGTGGAGACGGGGTACCGTTAATTTCTAACGCTCACCCACTAGCAACAGGTGGTACATTTTCAAATGTACTAGCAGTAGCTGCAGATCTTAACGAAACTTCACTAGAGCAGTCGTTAATCGACATCGCTGGATTCGTAGACGAAAGAGGTCTAAGAATCGCTACTCAAGGTAGAAAGATGATAATTCCAAAAGAATTACAATTCACTGCTGAGAGATTAATGAAAACTCCTCAAAGAGTTGGAACAGCTGATAACGATATCAACGCAATCGCTTCAATGGGTATGGTACCAGAAGGATACTCAGTTAATAATTTCTTAACTGATACTGACTCGTACTACCTAATGACTGATGTACCTAATGGATTAAAACATTTCGTTAGATCACCAATCAAAACTGCGATTGAAGGTGACTTCGATACTGGTAACGTAAGATTTAAAGCTAGAGAAAGATATTCTTTTGGATTCTCAGATCCTAGAGCAATATTTGGTAACGGAAATCTACCAACTAGTTAATAAATAATACAATTAGTATTACTTAAAAGGGGCGGTGTTCACACTGCCCCTTTTTTTGTGTATAATAAAAATACCTAGAAAATAATTATTATGTAGACTGGCTAGGCAGACGGTATAGAGACTACATAACGAACGCTATACAAAGGAGAAAATTATGGCATCAACTACTTTTTCAGGACCAGTACGTTCTGAAGGTGGCTTTCAAATGGCTACAAAAAATGCATCAACAGGTGCAATCACAACAAGAATGAGTTCAGGTATGCCTGATCTTACAGGTTTACTTTTAGCTGACACAGCAACAGCAGCAAATATTTCTATCGCTGATGGAATTATTGCAGTTGTAAACTACACAGGTGCAGCAGCATGTGCTGTAGCATTACCAGCAGCAACTAAAGGTGCGATTGCAGTTTATGTTCAAGCTAAAGATACAGCTGGTGGAACTGCGACTTTAACTTTTGA